CACGGAGTACGACAGAACTAGAACAAAGATATGGAGTGAAAGCGACCGTGAAGAGCTGCAAGATGCTAAGGCCATATTAAACGACCCGCTTACAGACGCTGAAAAAACTGCAATCGAAAGACTACGCACATCTAGCCGTCCAGACTTATACGCACGTATATCGCCTACTGTTTTTGTCGATGACTATACGTTTACGGTAGCGGCAGGTAGAACATCTTCTGGCGTAGCCGGTCTTGGCTTTGCAGGACAGGTAGACAGCATTAGTGGAGGTGACTTTGTAGTTAAATTAAAAAATTTTGGATTTCAAGATTATAAGTTTACTGGCAGTGAAGTAGTCAATTGGACCGATGAGCTTGATAAAAAACAAACTTTAACTATTCCTAAAGGCGGGTCTATTGCCGTCACCCGTAAAATTTTGCGTTCTTTTTTGGCTAACAAACCCAAGCTAGACGTAGCTGCATTGCGCGATGAAATTGAAGACGACTTGGAAAAGTTACGTCAAGTAATAGACGATTTAAACTCAGGTGATTTAGATGGCGAATTTAGACAAGCAGCGCGACAAGCTGCTAGCAGCATAAGGAAAAGCATCAGGGAAAGGCAAAAAGAAATACAAAAGATACTTGACGAGATTGGCCTAAACAAAAAAGAGGTAAAGGTTCAAAAAACCGGGGGCGGCAATGCAGATGTTCTCAATAAAAATACTGACATAAAGAAAGACCTTGCGCGGATAGAAAGCAAAAACGACCGAATAAATGAGTTGCAAGAGGAGAGAGATGAGATAATGAGCAACAATAAGGCTAAAGCCAAAAAAGCGTTAATTCAATTTTACAGAAATACAAACAGTCCTTTTACCGCTCTTGGCAACCGCTACGGCAGCGGCGGCATCAAAGCAATGAAGCGTCGTCTGGCGCAACTTAAGGGACAACGGACAACGGATCAAACAGGAGTAAAGAAAGTTCGCGATTTTTTGAACGAACTAATTAAAGACAAAGAGGATGCTCGTAACGCTGTAAAATTGGTATTAAAAGATTGGGAAGACTTCATAGCCGATGCAGACGACGACTTCTTTACTAAGTGCCTAGTAAAAATTGAGTCTGCTGCTTATCAAACCGTTACTGCTTGTGACTTTGTAAAGTTTGCCATTCGCTGCAAGCTATTTAGACGCATCTCTGGTCGCGCCAAGGACTACGGAGACAGTGAAGCCCCAGATGGTTACAGGCTCAGCGACAACGGCATACATGGACGCATGGCGTTCTTTAAGGTGTCGTACAAAGAAACAGGAGCATCCACCTACCAAGGGTTCCCTGTTGTATTTGCCGTGCGGCGAGGAACAGATCAAGATAATTTCATTGGCCTGGCGTTCAAAGGACCATCCAGGAAAAAGTGGGAGTTTAAGTTTGACCCTATTGGCGACATTAGCGCAGAAACCAGAAGCGGCGAAACGCACATTGCATTTATAGAAAATGAAGGCAGAGTGCAAACTTTTGAGGATGGCAAAGGCGCTACATTCGGATGGACTGGTGCCCTTAAAGCAATACCTAGCACGGGCATCCATAGCGTACTCAAAGAGCGTGGCCCTCTCTATACCAACGAGTGGGACTTGTTTTCTAATCGTTCTGACACGCAAGTGCAATTTAGCTTTGATGGTGGCCCTGAGTTTCGCATTACTTCTGTCACTGAGCAGCAGGCGGAATCCATCGCCGGCAAGTACGCCAATCTCAGCATGATGGCGCTCGGCGTATTTTCTGGTCGTGGAGTTCAAGACCTACGCTCCATCACCGCTTACGTCACCAAAGGCAAGAGCAGTTGGATCGTCAATGAAACCACTGGCGCCCGCACCTACAGCGCCGACAGCACCAGCTTTGCGCCTGACATCTTTGCGGACACTATCCTCGACACCGAGAACGGCATCGGTAAATTTGCCAAATCTGAAGGCATCGACTGGAGTGGCGTTGCAGCCGCCAAGCGGTTTTGCAAAAACAACGGGCTCGGCTGTCAGTTGTTTATGGATGGCGTGATCGCTGAGCAGACACCATGGCGTCAATTCTGGGCTGAAACTGCACCGTTCAGTTTGCTGGAGTTTGCGCGTGTTGGCGGCAGGGAAACGCTAATACCAGCAGTGCCGGTCAACGCAGCAGGCCAAGCCAACCGCGAGGTGCTCGTCAACGCCCTATTCACAGCCGGCAACGTGTTGGAGGGTTCCTACAAAGAAGAGTTCATCGACTACGGCAGCGCCGTTCAAGACCTAATCGCCACCGTCATCTACCGCGAAACCGAATCGCAGGATGTCTTCCCGCGCAACTCCAGCGTCACGGTATCCCTCAAGGGCGTCAACCCCAGCATTGCCGTATCGCAGTCATTTGACCTAAGCCAGTTCGTAACCCAGAGGGCACAGGCGATCCTGTTTGCCAAGCTGCTCTGCAACCAACGCCGGCACATCCGTCGCGGCATCGAATTTAAGACCTTCCCCACTGACACACCAATCAGCCCTGGCGCGTACATCTACGTTGACATCGGCCTTAATACATGGGAGCGCGTGTCATCGGGCCTGATTATGCAAGGCGGTGAGCTTAATGCCCCACTGCTGCAGGGCATACCTAATGGCAGCTACAGCGTGTTGGCGTACAAAGGCAACACCAGCCCGGTATCACTAGCGGGTATAGCGGTATCGAATGGCGTCGCCGCTGCGCTTGCTCCATACGCCGGCTACATGTTCGTACTCGGGGCCACCACCAACCGCAAGCGAGTCTTCCGCGTCACGGAGGTACAGATGGACGAAGAAGGCGAGGTCACCATCAAGGCGATGGAGCACCCGTGCGAAGACAGCGGCGGCAAGCTGCTTAGCCGGATCGCTAACTTCAGCGACTCATTGTTCGATGTCCGCTAAGCTAGAGCAAAGTATGGCCGCAGGTAATGGGCTTTTACACAGGACGTAGCGGCTCACTGGTATTTGACAGTAAACCAGTAGCCAAAATCCGTGACTGGTCAGTGGAGACAACAGTAGAGCTGCTGTCTACTAATACCATCGACAGCGCCGTTAACACGTTTACCCCCGGCATTAAGGGCGCCACGGGCAGCGCAACGTTGATGTACTACCGCTTGGAGTCAGGTGAAAGTGCGGGCTTTACGCAGTTTACGGCACTACTTAGCAAGATCATGAAAGGTGGCGCCGCTGAACCAGCAGATCGCGTGTTGCTGGAGCTAAACGTAGGCGGCGCTGCTGCTGACGACATTATGTTTAACGCCTACATCACCAGTGCCCAAGTGTCAGTTAGCACAGGCGAACTAAGCGTAGTGCCAATTCAATTTACGATGGACGGAGACTTTATTGACGTTGTAGTATAATGGCAGTCTTCCTTGGTAGAAACGGTAATGTCCGATTGCGGCGTGGGCTGCGAACACCGTACGCGCTGCTAGAAGATGAGATCAGACCTGATGACGTAAACACCACACTAAATCGTCTCAGCTTTGACGGTGCGCTTGATAACTTAATAACAGGCGACCGCATCGACTTGATCACCGAGGACGTGCGTGGGCTGGTGTGCTTTGCCGCGTCGGCATGGTCGTCAGCCGTTGTAGAGCCTTTGATCTCAGCCTATGTACATGTTAATGCCGTAGGTGGACTGCGCTTTTTTTATGAATTTGCAGATGCCATAAATAATAACCGTGCAGCAGAACTAACGCTTACTAATTTTGCCGGCGAACCACTAAGTATTATCGTAAAAGTACGCGACGTTTCAGCCAACGTTCTCGGTAATGTCACGGGCTACACGTTAAATACAGACCGCGAAACAATCGACGCAACTAGCCTTAGCGATAAGTTCCGCAAGCAGTATTCAGCCGGACTCATTAGTGGCAGCGGTTCCATCGACTGCCTATTTGACTATGTATCGAATGGTATTAAAGAAACATCCTTGCTTATGCTGCAGCTCATCCACCGCGTTGACATCGGCAGCGAGTTTGACTTGGCGCTGTACTTAACCGACAAAGAGCTAAACCCATCGTTAAATAATGTTTACTACGAAATGGAGGCAATGGTTACGCAAACTGGCGTAACCGTTGACAGTGAAGACATTATTCGCTGTACAATAGATTTTGTTACAACGGGCGAAATTCGTCTGCTGATTGGCGAGCCTGCTGGTTACGTCCTTAAAGAAGACGATGACCGCATCGAGATTGAACAATCCCTCGACTTCCTACTCAAGGAAGCAGAGGACTAAACTGTCCATAGCACGGAGTTGAATTTTGGCTGACCAACGCATTACCCAACTTACGGCCTTGCCTAAGGCTGGCGTTGCGGCCACTGACGTTTTGCCCATTGCGGACATCTCCGCAAGCCAAACCAAGAAGGTCACTGCTAAGGATCTGGTTGATGCCGGCCTGGATCTGATCGACGTTGGCAGCATCGACATCGACAAGCTGGATCAAGCCAGCACTACCAAGCTAGGCACCACGGCTCTAGCGGATGATGCCGTCACTGCAGCCAAGCTGGCTGATGACAGCTCAATTGCAGTGCAGACCACTGCACCGGCAAGCGACAACTTTGAAGGACGCGGATATTTTGATAGCTCCAGCGGCAACCTCCAAGTATTTGACGGCAGCGCCTACAGCCAAGTGGTTATGCCCACTGCTGGCATCGGCGACCTGCAGGTCACCACTGGTAAGCTGGCGGATGGCGCTGTCACCACGGCAAAGGTAACGGCGCTTGGCACTGCTGCCTACGCCGACAGCAGCGTTACTACGGCCAAGATTGCAGACGATGGCGTCACCGCAGCCAAGATTGCCAATGGTGCTGTCACTGCAGATCAACTAGGTAGTGGTGCGGTCACCACGGCAAAGCTGGGCAGCGCCGCCGTCACCTACGACAAGATCCAAAACGTCAGCGCCACTGACCGCTTACTGGGGCGCAGCACTGCTGGCGCCGGCAGCGTTGAAGAAATCACTTGCACGTCTGCAGGTCGCGCATTGCTTGATGACGCCGATGCTGCAACGCAACGCGCCACGCTTGGCCTTGGCACCATCGCCACCGGCAACGGCACTTGGACTGATGGCGGCAGCTTCAGCGGCACTAGCAGCGGCACCAACACGGGCGATCAAACCATCACCCTTACGGGTCCGGTAACCGGCACCGGCACCGGCACGTTTGCCACAGCCATCACAGCGGGCGCCGTCACCGAAACCGCGCTCGCCACCAATGCAGTCACCAGTAGCAAGATCCTTGCTGATGCCGTCACAGCGGAAAAGTTAGCGGATGGTTCAGCAGCGATTGTTGCTGCCGCATCACCATCGGGCACTGGCGCATTTATCGGTCAGCAATGGGTGAACACCAATACCAGCCAAGAGTTCACTTGGACAGGCAGCGCATGGGTGCAGCAGGCCGGCATTGGCACCATCAACATTGTTGACTCCACGCCTATTGCCATTGCTGTTGCATATCCCGATGCCTATAGCGCCACGCTTACAGCCACGCTCGATACGCAAGCAGCGGCAACAGTATTTGCAGGCCCCGAAACGGGAGCTGATACTGCACCTACATTCCGTGCCATTGTCCCTGGTGACTTGCCTGATGCAACCGCCAGCACCAAGGGCATCATCCAACCCGGCACTGGCCTAGCCGTTGATGCTGGCACTCTTAATCATGCCAATACAGTCAGTGGCGCCACAGTCAGCAGCATCACTTTTGACAATCAAGGACATATCACCGCAGCCATTCCACTGGTAGCGGCTGACATCCCAGAGTTGGATACCAGCAAGATCACTACTGGTGAATTCCCCACTGCGCGTCTTGCTGATGCCAGCATCACGGGATTAAAGATAGCCGACAGTGCTAATGTCCAATTCGGTGAAACTCTGCCAGTCGCAGAGCACATCGGACAGTTCTTCTTCAACCCACTAGAAGGCAGTGTATTCCTCTGGGACGGCAACGTCTGGCAGCCCGTTGGCGTGACCACGGGCGCCATCATTCTGGCCGGCACCTACAACGCTACGCTCAACCAAATCGTTAGCACCACGCTAGAAGGTGCAGCTATTGGGCTTACAGCCGGCAGCCCGCTTCCATCAGCAACTGATGCCAATGCCAACTACTACGTTGTCGTCTCTGTTGGCGGCACCGGCACGGCACCAGCTCCTACCAGTGTCCTGGCTCCGCCTGACTTAATCCTTTCTACTGGCTCTGTATGGGTGGAACTGGACGTATCTGGTGGTGCAGGTGCTATTGCTGCTGTCAACGTTGTATTTTCCGCCATTGGAGAAATCGGCGCAACCAACGTACAGTTAGCTATTGAAGAAGTAAGCACTGAATGTCGTAATGCCACCAACATCACAAGCGGCACTCTTGCTGTAGCGCGTGGCGGCACAGGACTCGCCTCTTACACCAAGGGCGACATCCTTGGGGCTAGTGCTGCTACCACGCTGACCAAGCTGACGGTTGGCACCAATGGCCAGGTGCTGCGGGCTAATAGTGCCACTGCCACTGGCTTGGAATGGGGCAACGACTTCGTTGGCACCGTCACCACTGTCACTAGCAGCACTGGTGCGCTGACCATTGCCACCGCTACTACTACACCGGCACTAACTATCCGCGCTGCCACTACCAGCGTCGATGGCATCGTCCAACTCAGCGACAGCATTAGCACTACCAGCTCAGTGCTGGCTGCAACGCCCACGGCAGTCAAGACCGCCTATGACTTGGCTGCACTGGCGCTGCCTAAAGCAGGCGGCATCATCACCGGCGCTTTGGAGATTGGCACCACTGGCTCACTGGTATTTGAAGGCGCCACTGCTAATGGCTTTGAAACCACGCTGACAGTAGCTGATCCAACAGCAGATCGCACCATCACGCTGCCTAACTTGACCGGCACCGTTGCGCTAACCAGCCAACTTAACGACGGGACTTATTGAGCTAGACTCACCGTATAACTTCCGGCCCTTCGGGGTGTTAAGGAATGGCTCTCCAGCATTTACGATCTTCAACGGCGAATAAACGCCCAACTCCCGGCGCGATGTCGGAGGGGCAGATTGCGCTTAACACCGAAGCCGCTAACCCCGGCTTGTTCTTTAAGAACAGCAGCGGCGCCCTGGTAAAGGTTGGCCCTGTGCATGTGGGCACCACTGCACCAAACGTGAGCCCTGCTGGCCAAAGCGGCAACAGCACAGGCGAGCTATGGCTGGACACCAGCACCACTCCCAACCAACTAAAAACCTGGAATGGCAGTGCTTTTGTTAGCGCACTGCCTGATGAAATTCCCGTTAGCAAGCTAGAGGATGGTGCAGCCCGTCAGTTGCTGCAAACTGATGCAGCAGGCACTGGAGTTGAATGGGCCAGCAACATTGACATCCCTGGTACGCTGGACGTAACAGGAGCCACAGTATTTGACTCCACGGTTGTTGTTAATACAACGGGTGCGCTAACGCTGCCTGATGGCACCACTGGAGAGCGCCCCGGTACGCCTGCTACCGGCGACGTACGGTTTAACACTACTGTTGTTCAATTTGAAGGATACAATGGTACTGCCTGGGGCACAATTGGCGGCGGCGCTAAAGGTGGCGGCGTTGACCAAGTGTTCTTTGAAAACGATCAAATTGTGACTACAAACTACACGCTAACCAGTGGCAAGAATGCCGTGAGCGCCGGCACTATTACCATTGCTTCTGGTATCACCGTCACTATTCCCTCGGGCGTTGCCTGGGTGGTTGTTTAAGGAGAACCATCATGCCTATTGCAATTAACGGATCAGGAACACTTACAGGACTAAGCGTCGGCGGACTGGAGAACGGCATCATCACGCCGGCTGAACTGTCAACTGGCGCCCCCAGTTGGGACGCTCAGTATAACTTGACCAATGTCGCCAGCATCAACTCTGGCCCACTAGCAGGCTTCCGTAATGCCATCATCAATGGAAACTTTGATCACTGGCAGAGGGGGGCTAGTTTTACGGGATCTGAATATGGGGCGGATCGGTGGTTTCATTCCCGCAGCGGCACCACACACACCGCAACACGGCAAGCGTTTACTCTAGGACAAACTGATGTGCCGGGCGAACCGACATACTTCTGCCGCACCGTTGTTAGTTCTGTTGCAGGGGCTGGAAATTATGCAATAGCCCTCCAAGCAATTGAAGGGGTGAGGGCTTTTGCGGGGCAACAAGCAACAATTAGCTTCTGGGCGAAAGCAGATGCAAGCAAAAACATAGCCATAGATTGTCAGCAAAACTTTGGTACAGGGGGATCTCCAAGTTCTGCAGTAAATGCTATTGGGACAGTCAAGAAGGCACTCACGGCAAGCTGGCAAAAGATCACTCACACATTCACCATCACCTCCGTTGCGGGTAAGACGCTGGGAACCGATGGTAATGATTCACTGGCTCTTTTCATCTGGTTCGACGCCGGCTCCTCCTTCAACGCCCGCACCGACACCCTCGGCCAGCAATCCGGCACCTTTGACATCGCCCAAGTCCAAGTCGAAGCAGGCCCTGTCGCCACTGCTTTTGAACGCAGGCCGATTGGGACGGAGTTGGCGTTGTGCGAAAGGTATTATCAAGTCATTGACGGCCGTGCGGGAGGTTATACTGTCCCTGGTATGACAATAACCTATAGGATTCCTTTTAGAACTTTAATGAGAGCTACTCCTACGGTTGTGGTTACCGGACAAGAAAATACAAACACAACTGGCGCAACAATGGGAGCAGAAGGCAATGGACATGCTAATCATGTTGCCCTTGGCGCCGTAACGGGCGGCTTTCTGACAAGGGCCGTCGGCCTTTTCTCCGCCGAACTCTAATGAGCACCCCCATGTATCAACTCACCTCCGGCGACACCATCGTTCGCCTCAGCGACAACGCCTACATCCCCCAGGCTCCCGGTAATCGTGACTATGCGGAGTACCAAACGTGGCTCTCCGCCGGCAACACGCCACTCCCAGCGCCACCGCCACCTCCCCCGGCGCCTGACTATTTCACCTTTTGGGAAAGCCTGCTGCAGACCAGTGCCTATCAGTCAATTCGCACTCAATCTGCAAGCAGCTTGTTGATGAATACTGCTGCAACGGAGTTCATCGCCCTCATTGGTGACGCAAAGATGGGTCGGCCAATCGAGCCTGCCATCCAGCTCAGCATCCTCACCGTGCTCAGCGCCGGCACCTTCACCGAGGCCGAACTGCTGGAGTTCCAAGCAGCACTGGTTGCCGGCCATCTCGATTCGATCTACACCCTGGAGGCCCCTGAATCATGAGCAAAGTCCGTCTTACAGGCGCAACCTCGGGCTACACCGAGATCACTGCACCAGCAGTAGCAGGCAGCAACACGATCACGCTGCCCAGCGGCAATGGCAGCGCCAACCAGCTCCTGAAGAACGGGGCAACGGCTGGAAGCTTGGAGTTTGCCAGCAATGTGGTGATCGACTCCAGCAACAACGTAGGGATTGGTACTTCAAGCCCTGGGTACAGGCTTGATGTGCAAGGCGGCAATCAAAGGCTGCTAAATCAAGGCACTAATTCTATTTTGGAAATAGGCAATGGAACCACTACAAACCAAAGTGCCCTTATAGACCTAGTAGGAGACACCACTTACACAGACTATGGACTGCGAATTATTCGTACTGGTGGAGGACCAAATACAAGTTCTGAGCTACAACACCGTGGCACTGGCTCATTACTATTGAATGCAGTTGACGCTGGGGCTATAGCCTTCAACACCAGTAATACTTCACGGATGACTATTGGCTCCGGTGGAATAGTACAGATTACTTCTCCTTCGGTAAATCAAGCCTTTACGGTCAACGCCACTAATGCCACTTTTGCTAGTGCAGTTTTTATTCCTATAACAACAAGGGCCGCAGGAACTACCTGTTTTTATATGTACGGTGTTGCTAACAATGTCAATAATTTTCTTATCTATAACAACGGCAACATCCTAAACGCAAATAACAGTTACGGCTCTCTTTCTGACATTAAACTTAAAGAAAACATTGTTACTGCATCTTCACAATGGGATGACATCAAAGCACTTCAAGTGCGCAAGTACAACTTTAAAGAAGAAACTGGGCATCAAACACACACTCAAATTGGCCTTGTTGCCCAAGAAGCTGAACTTATTTCCCCTGGCCTTGTCAGTGAATCCCCTGACCGCGACGAAGAGGGCAACGAGCTTGAAACAACCACTAAGTCCATCAATTACTCGGTGCTTTACATGAAAGCGGTTAAGGCGCTTCAGGAGGCCATGGAGCGCATCGAAACCCTTGAAGCCCGCATCACTGCCCTGGAGGTCAACTAAAAATGTCGACAATTAAAGCAACAAATTTCCAACACGCCTCTGCGACTAACCCAGCCATTGTGCTGGCAGCAGACGGTAGCGCCACTGCCAACGTAAGCAGCATCAACGGCGGCCCCCTTGCTGGTATGCGCAATGCCATCATCAATGGCAACTTTGATATTTGGCAGAGAGGGACGAGTTTTACACTTGCTGAATATGGCGCTGATCGATGGCTTAATGCCAGCGTTGGCAGTACACACACTGCGACGCGACAAGCATTCACGCTAGGGCAAACTGCTGTACCGGGCGAGCCAACGTACTTCTGCCGCACAGTTGTAGTTACTAGTTCAGGGGCTAGTAATTTTGCAATTCTAGTTCAGCGTATTGAAGATGTACGCACTTTTGCTGGGCAGCAAGTAACAGTTAGCTTTTGGGCAAAGGTAGACTCAACTAAGAACATTGCAGTTGAGTTAGTTCAGGATTTTGGCACTGGTGGCTCACCCAGTGCGCAAGTTCGCGCCATCGGCACTACCAAGGTATCTATTGGAACCAGTTGGCAGAAGGTAACAGTCACAGCAACAGTGCCATCTATCAGCGGAAAAACGCTCGGCACAAACGGCGACAGTTATCTGGCTTTGACTCTCTGGTTTGACGCTGGCTCAGATTGGAACACAAGCACCGACAGCCTCGGCCAACAATCAGGCACCTTCGATATCGCCCAAGTGCAAGTGGAGCCGGGGCCAGTGGCTACCCCGTTTGAACGCAGGCCGATTGGGACGGAGTTGGCGTTGTGTCAGAGGTATTACGAGCGAATGCAACCAAGGAATAGTATTTGCTACTTCCAGGCCGGCAATAGCGCACATATATATGTTCCCTGGAAGGTGATAAAAAGAACTACGCCTTCTATTGCTTTTCTGAATACAACCAGCAATAAAATCGTTTTCGGCAGTAGTGGTAGCACTACATTCAATGGAACCTACGGCATCGAAGGACAGAACACATACGGGACAGGTGCTAACGCAACCACAAGCACATCAGTATTGACGGCTGGGCAAGCTGGCCGGTTTCAAGTTCCTCCAATTATCACTGCGGAGAGCGAACTCTGATGACCTACCAACTCACCTCCGGCGACACCATCCTTCGCCTTTCCGACAACTCCTTCATTCCCCAGGCCCCAGGCAACCGCGACTACCGCGAATATCTGGACTGGCTTGAGGCTGGCAACACCCCTGAGCCCGCACCTGCTCCTCCCGCACCCGGCCCGGACTACATCGCCTTCTGGGACGCGCTAACCACCAGCACCATCTACACCGCCATCCGCGAGCAGAGCTTCACCAGCCTGCCGATGAACACGCTTGCCACTGAGCTGATCGCACTGCTTGGTGATGCAAAAGCAGGACGCGCCAACGAAGCCGCCATCCAAGCCAGCATGGCTGCCATTCTTACCACTGGCGCCTTCACCGCTGCGCAACTCACCGAGCTGCAGACAGCACTGGTGACTGGTCACTTGGAGAGCATCTACGCCCTGAGCTAATGACCGTCCGCAGCAAAACTGGCACCGCAGCACTGCAACACCAGCCGGGTAAACCCAAGCTGACAAGGCAGGGTTCTGGCGCTCGTAGCAAGCCGAGCCATGGCCGGAAGCTAAGTCGCGGCCAAGGAAAGTAGCTAAACTTACGTCATGATCGAGGTCATCGCGGCTATCGCTGGAGCATCCATCAGCGTGGCTGCGATGGGTGCTATGGGCTTTGGTAAGCGCAACGATGAAGCGCGTGATGCTGTCATCCGCCTGACCTCCGCCGTTGAACACATCGCCTTGCAACTAGAGGCAATGCACAGCGACATAAAAGACGACCGCCGCGAAACCTACACTCGCCTTAACTCAGTGGAGCAGCGCGTCAGTAAGCTAGAAGCACAACCGCGCATCTAGCCATGGAGTTCCTGTCTCACCCTGCTTTTTGGATCGTACTGGCTGCTATCAGCGAGGTAATCGGCCTGTCGCCGTTGAAGTCCAACAGCGTCGTTCAACTGGTACTGCAAGCACTGTTTGCACTGAAGCCGGGAAAGCGTTGAGGCGTGGCGTCTTCGTGACGCTAGTCAACACCAAACCACGCGACCAAGAGGCACGGCAGCTCATCAATGAGCACAAGACCATCGCGTCTATCGACAAGCAGGTAGACGCCTGGCATGAAGCGCAACCAAAACCACCGCAGCCGATCATCGTCGAGCACCCACCGCAACCCGGTGACAGTGAGTTGCTTGGTGGCGGCATGAGTATCCACGCACCGTGGAAACGCGATCACTGACTCAGCCACAGCTTGATCGCATCCTCTAGGTGCGGCTCCCAAAAATGCTGTACACGAAACCACTCCTGCCAATCGGGAAGACTTCCCTTAGACATATTGCAGCCGTAACAGCAAGCCACCAGATTAGACCGCCGAGTTACGCCACCTTTGGACTTCGGGCGCACATGATCTAATGTGCCTGACCGCCCCAGTGATTCACGGCAATAGGCGCATTTATTGCCCCAGAAATCAAAAATATGCTGCCTAAATTTTGCCTTAGCTTCCTTTTTACTAAAAAACTCGGTGCCTTCGATGTGGTGTTCCATAAAAGGAAGGCACTGCAACCAATTTAGCT